AATTTGATGTTGATTTCGCAACTGGAGATAGGCTCGATATTTTAGGCAGAGTTGTCGGTGTTCGTCGTAGCATTCCTTATGTTGTAGATAAGTTATATTTTGGCTTTGATGATAACGTCAACTCTACCGGTTTTGAAGATAGGTTTTCACCCGTCGCAGGGGTTGAGCCTATGCGCGACAAGTTCGAGCCTCCTTATACAACGCTGGAACTAAACGATAACGACTACCGCTTTTTTATAAAAGCAAAGATAAGCCGCAACGCTGGCTCGGCTTTCATGGTATCTGATGAAAAAGCCAGCATACAAGACGTTATAAACCAAGTTTTTGATGGCAATGCTTACGTTGTAGATAATAAGGATATGTCGCTCACACTGTACGTGTCACCCACATTTAGAATTGACACACTTCGCGCAATTATTGAGCTTGGTCTTTTGCCTAAACCTCAGGGTGTGCGATATAATCAAATAATACAAGGCTCCCCCGGCGAAACATTCGGTTTCGCCGATAACCCTAACAGCTTGGGTTTTGCAAACAAATTCGATTTAGCCGCTGAACCAGGCGGATTTATGGCTAACAAGGTATTTTTATAAATGGCTAAGATTACACGATATACGGGCAACTTGCCAGCGTTTGGCTCAACAGCAACCGGCACCAACCGCACTGTATTCAACGACGTTATTCAAAGCGACGCGCTAGACGACAATATCAACGCTGATTTTCAACTTGGGTGGGAGATCACAGGTGTCAACGACGCCCCAAACAAGCAAGACTTTAATGCGCTTGGGTTTACTCATGGGCAGCTTCTAGCTTACTTGCATCAAGCTGGTGTGGCTGAGTATGACGCGTCCCAGGAGTATTTTATAGGCTCAGTCGTAAACTATCAGGGGCAAATTTATAAATCCATTGCGGCTACAAATATAGGCAATACCCCGTCCGCACTATCTGCAAGCTGGATGATAATAAGCGGCGTTATTTTAGCCGAAGATTTTGACGATATACGTGCGTTAGATGTCACAACAATTTTTAACGGACAAGTTATAGTGTCGACACCGGCCAATCTACCGGGAATTTTTGCAGTGCGCAACAGCGCGGCACATGGCTTGAGCGATAACGGCGACTCGATTATTGTTATAAATGTTGACTGGTATGCTGAGCGAGTCGACGCAAAAGACCATCCTTTCGATAATGTCTCTGATATGGCCGCAATGGATGCGCCTTTGGCTCTAACGTACTCAGACAATAAAGAAATTATAAGAACAAAATCTTATTATGACGAGGCCACAATGGGGGATGTTTACCCGAGTGGTGGTGGAGAATACACAGTTTTAGCGGCTGCTGAAGTGACGGCAAGAAGCATCGTTGTTGATGATATTGTTCACCACTGGTTAGCCGGGGGCACTGACTATGCAGCGGTTTTAGATATTGATGGAAGTATGACGCCTTATCAGGCGGGAATTTTAGATTCTGTTGAGTGCTTTACACGCTGGGAAGCTATGCGAGATCAGTTAATGGTGGGTGGTGGTGATATAATAACACCCCTTGGATTCACTTATGAAACTGCAACGACATTAGATCTGCTCGGCAATGTGAACATGCCAGGCAGCTTTAAAATCAAGCATCAAGGCGATAACCAGCATAGATTTTTATCAATAAGAAGCGAACTAAAAACACAGTTTTCGTTAAGTGCCCAAGCACTAACGGTAGGACAAAATACATTGACCGTTGCTGGCTTTGACGCAGTTGAGGGGGATATGTTTTTAATCCGATGCGGTGACGATATTTATGACGTGAATGAAGAAAAAGTCAGGCATTTCGCTCGCGTGGAAGATGTTACAGGATCGGTCGTTGAGTTCTCCCCACCCCTGCCGGAAGCGTTCGGATCCGGCGAAAAGGCGCCGGTTGTCGAGACGTTCGTTCTTTTTAATGACAATACCGAAGTGGGTAACGTCACATTGGTGCAAGACGCCACAGCGACCCTCGATGGTGATATTGGCGTTTACACTGTAAAAACAGCAAACACAAAAATAGGTGTAATTTCAGCGGCGGATGATGGTGACATTACGCTGTATGAGCCGCGTGAATCATTAAACCCGTATTGCGCCGCCGTTTTGGGCCGCCGTCGAGTAAGTACAGCGGGATCAAATGGCCGGATCGTCGCGGGATGGGGCAACAAAAACGCAGTTATAGGCGTAGTCTCGGGGGAAAGTGATAACGACGTTGTCTACCAAGAATCTTGGGGCGATATGGAAATCGGAACTCTTATATTTAAAGGTATAGGCACAGATGGTATTAATATTCGAGGTAACAGCACGTTAAAAGTTGGCGAAGCGATCAACTGTGGTTCAACGGCGTTTTATAAAGAATCAGAAAACTCAACAATATTAACCGACAAAATAGTAAATGTTGATAGCTCAAAAGCTTTTAGTATTCGTGGCGCAAAGTCAATTCAGCTTGCCGATGGGACAATTTACCTTAACCAGGGGTATCAATCTTTTGAAGTAACCGTGCCCGCAAATGATCCAGCCTACATAATACCTTTAGCCACTGGCATAGTCACAGATCTCGTTGTAACAGCGGGAGATCTAGCAAACTTAAGCAACATAAGATACGGGGTCAGCGGTACAGATACCTCGTTTTTGTCGGATGTTGTCGCACATGGCGGCGAGTCAAAAATAGCAACTAATAGCCTATTGTTTGGGTCTGATTATCCTGAGTCGGTGCCGGGCGCTAAACAACTAAGGCTTAATACAGCAGTAGGATGGTCTGGAACTGTTCGTATTTCGTTTAGAATTCTTATAGAGCGACCTTAATGCAAGATAAGATTGAACAAGTGTCAACAACGGTTTCAAAAATAAGCGCAACGATAGCCGTAACGCCTGGCGTTGCGTCTATTTTTTCTTTGCAGTTTTGGAACGAAAACAGTTCCGGCATTGTTGCTATGTGCGCCCTTGTGGGCGCTCTGGTAACAGTGGCAACTTTTTGTTTGTCTCAGTGGCGTATAAGACAGAAATCAAAGATTAAAGATAAGGTTTAGCTCACAAACCACTTCCTCAAATAACTCTATAACTGAAGAATTATTGTCTATAAGAGTCATTTTATGTTCGTCATATTCTATTTTCATCGTCTCATCTTTCGGCTTTCTTCCGCTTGCGTCAACCCAGAATATGTGATCGAACAAGTGTTTGCTGGCCTCGTACTCTTCATCGTCGCGCATACCTACGTAAATGTCGTACTCAATTAAAAGCTCCATGCAAAGTCTGGATCTATCAGTTTTGTTGTAATCCTTTATTAAATTGTACCATAACTGCCTGTGGTTGTGCCTGTCTCTATAGCACTCTCTTACGCTGTTATATTCCATGTGTGGATACACCGCCTTCTCGCAAGCAAATAAGCTTGAACTCGTAAACTCTAACCCTGTTAAACCTGCAATAAAATGGGCAGCGGTATCTTTGCCATGCCTTCCGGCTCCAAGCACTAATATTTTCATTTGTCAAAAACCTCTTTAAATTTATTATAAATACCGTTGTTAAATAAGCGCCTTATTATGTATGACCTTATCAAAGATACTATTGTAAAAAGACCTCCGATGGCCATGTGATCATGGTGTGATACGTGTATATCAAATAGCGGAAAAATAAGCATTTGAGCTGCAAGCGCTACCCCGTATCCAACGGCAATATTAAGCAGGCTTTCTATTAAAGATTCTATTTTTGATTGTTTCATTTTACCCTCATCATAGGCGATAGCCTATTATTTTTAATAGTAAATATTGCACGCTTACCGTTATTATAAATAATTCCGCTAGCAATACTATTCGTAGAAAACCCGCTTTCGTACTCCAAATTTTCGACAGAAGCCCCTACCTGATAAGCTCCCTTGATAATACGCCACGAGTGAGAATGTCCTATCATGGTCTTGGCACCCGTCTTAGCAAACCCCGCCGCGCTTCCTCTTGAACCGTTTGGCCCTCTATCACCATGCTGTGAGCAGTTAATTCCTTCTATTTCAAAGTTATCGTTTGGTGTTATAAAGTTAATATTTATAGCTGTGCAATATTTTTCACAGAATAACCTAAATAAATCAGTGGTTCCACCATTTTTTATGCTTTTATTTAATAGTTCACCTAGCTCAAAATAGAGTTCTAGATTAACAATGTCGTCACCATTTGGTTTATATCTTTCAAACCACTGGTCTAGGTGCCGATGGTGGTTAGAGTCGACAAGATAGCACCCTGGACGCTTGTCAAGAAAGTCTACCGCCTGCATTAACTCGGTCCTTAAATCTGTTTGCTTATGTATAGATTGATGGAGTAGTGTTATTGTCTTTCCTTTCTTGTGATGACTACCTATGGCGTGATCATGAAGGTCGTGAAAAACTTCTTTTTTGGGGTTTAGCAAGCTTGCTGAGGAATCTAGTAGAGACTCAGTCTTTTTGGTAAGCGCTCTAATATGGGTATCACCGTACACTATGGCAGCTACATTTTTTGAATGCTCTACACTATTAGGAGAGTAATATTTGTCAAGATCATAAGCGCCGGAACCGTCAAAGTGAATATTTCTAGACCAATAATTCTTACCCTCAACCTCGACTATAAGCGCGCTTATAGAGTGGTGGAACTCTGCCTTTCTTGCTTTTAAACTGTCCCCATAGTTTGGCTTGGATATGGTTCCACTTGTCATTAGATACTTTGGGTCTACCCCTCTCGGTGTGGCCACTGGTTCAGCCGCTATCTGCGGGTGTCCATATATTTCGCTGTCCATGCCTCCGGCGTGATTAAGCCCACACAAAGGGTTGACGGCGGTGTATTGTATCCTTGTCTCACCTTTTATAATTATGTTATCGCCTAGCTTGGTATCAGCATTGCATAGATATGGGAGTATCTCCTCTGGCCATTTAAAATTATTTGTTATGCCTTGATTCATTAAGTCGGGATTTTTATAAACGCCTGGTATTATTAAGTATTCGGCGTTGTTTTCTTCAGCCCATTTTATAAAAGTTTTGTGGGCCTCCTCGACTATTCCGGTATCGTTTACAGCGGAAGTGATTATAAACCGTCTAGCTTTTCTTATTTTTGACACACGGAACTTAGGTAAAACTTGAACCTCCGAATAGGATGGTTTTGTTGTTCTAGACTTGCAGGACATGCAGACGTAACGCTTACGGCCGCTTTGCGCTAGGTCACACTTCTGCCTCATGCCTTGATAGCCGCAAGATGGACAATACAGATCGTCTCTGATGGGGTTCTTCGGTTTTGGGCTCATATCACTTCACCATATTCAAAACTTTTGTATCAACCTGTATAATTCTATCGATGCGAATAACGGGAATATGCGTTAACTTGTTGCCCTGCACTATCTCTACAAACTCGCCATCTAAAAAATAATCCCATCGGTCCACATTATCATACGTGTGAGTTCTTACTTTTCCAGTGTATCCGGCTGGCAGCATGTCTATTTTCAAAATACTCATAACGACTTACCTTTTAATTCTTTTTTCTTTCCTCGCAGTGGCACATCTAGCGTTTCCCAATTGTTGCATTTTGGGCACCAATAGCCGCGTATAACGCCTTCTCTGATATTATCTACTCTGTGCATAGTTCCGTTATTACAGCCAAGGCAGGGCTTGTGTGAGTCAATCATTGCGGGTACAACGTATAAAAAACTTCTGAAACCTCCTCCAGTGTCATTTCATCTATGTTGCTCCAGAACTTTTTATCTTCATCGAAGGCTTTTATAATATTATTAGAGCATCTAAAAAGCCTATCATCATGCTTTAAATAATAACGAACAGATTCAAGAACAGTTATTTTTGTATACATCAAAGAAAACTTATTTTTAATGTCTTTTGCTATCTCAAGTTGCTCATTGAGGTGCTTTTCTGTTTCGTGCTTATCAAAAAGAGAAAGCCTTTTTTCAATTTTTAGAATCTTCCTAGATAACCTTCTCGATTCTTGCTCAATGCGATCAATGCGCTCCGTGGTTTCGTAACTTTCTTGCATTTTATTAACCCCTTGTTTTATGTAATAGTAGCCTAACGCACCGGTAAGTTAAAGTACTATTTTGTTATTTATAATGATACCTTTATGCTTTTATCTACTAACGACCTTAAAAGTGTATTAGCTTCTATTCTTGCTAGCGACTCGTCCTTATCTATCGCGTAAACATTTATAAACTTTTCTTTATATAGTTCGGATGCTCGCGCTCGCCACTTTGGGCGTATCCGCTGCATTTGTTCTTTTATCCACTGTTCGTCATGCGGGTGGTGATCCATTCTAGCCCCACTGCTCCGCCATAGCTTTAGCTATGCCGGTGTATGTTTTACTCCTTAACTTCGCCCTGTCTTTGCTAGGTGGCAAATAGTGCAGTCTTTGCTGCTCCCTCTTTGGTAATTTCAACATTTTATCTTTTACGTTATCGGCTTCTATTAATGGAGGTAATCCCCTAAACCAAAAACAGGTGGCCTTGCTTTCTGTATGACCAAACATATAGGGCTGAACAATTTGATCATGCTTCCTTCCTATGCGATCTATAGCGTATTTGTGCATTATCGGATTCTCAATGGCTATCTTTTCACACGGGTGGTCTAAAAATAATTTAAAGAATGCGGCACCTTCTTCTAGCTGCGCCCATCGCTCGGGTTTTTTGTTTTTTCCAGTGAGCCAGCAAACGCCAGAGTTTGTCAAATAAGTGCATGGGGGGTGCGCTATTATCATATCCCAATCCGAGTCTAACCAGCGGTTTACGTCGCCTTGCAGATGCCACTCTGGGCGGCCACCGCTACACTCTTCCGTATCGCAACTATATGCTTCGTGACCCTTTTCTCTAAACGCCTTGCATACAGTTTGGCTTTCTTCGCACGCAATTAATATCTTCATAATTTTAACCATTCTTCTAACGCCTCCAAAGCCGCCTCATAGCCAAGGGCAACACAAACAAAAGAACCATTTTCTTGCGCTGCTACTAAGTATTCTTGTTGCCCATCTTGCCATTTAGACTTCGTGTGGTCAAGCCTTTTTATCTCACAAACGAAAGAAGGGTTTCCAGGGATGATCACGTCCGATGCGCCCTTAGTCATACCCTCCGCTTTTTGTCTAGCCGCTTGACTATATGAGCGCTTACCTTCGTTGCGTATGTGCGTTGCTATAATTCCGATTTTTGGGTATGTTTTTCGGACAACATTAAAAAATGTTATTTGGTCGGCTGACTCATGAGGGCATTTACCCCTGAATGATAGATCGCCGTATACTTTAATTTCCGGTGGGAATTTCATCTAATCTACGTACTCCCATTTGTAGCCGTATGCTGTTTTTTGAGATCCAGCGGCGGTGCATCTTATTTTTTCCCCTACCGCTTTTTCACTTGCATTAGATGACTTATCAACCTCTATTACATACCTGGCAGCATCTCGGGTAGAATTAAAAACAAACCCCTTATCGTTTATTACTTTTTTTACGCAATACGCATCGACCGGAACTCCGTCGCGCAGATAAGAAAAAGCGAAGCCGTAAGCCGATTTAGCCTTTCCGTTTATGCAATTTCTTACTAATTGACCGTTTATATCTCCGCTTTTTCTTTCAGAAATCCATCTGACACAATCCTCAATATTGTCAAAAATATCACCATTACTGTTAACTATTCTTGTGTCATCAAACATATGATCTAAGTCGTACGTAAATTTAATCCCGCCCACCGCTCCGCTTTTTCCTTTAAGGCAAGAGGAAACGCTTGACCTAGCGCTAATCTTACCACTAATTAGTCCGCTTTCTGTCAAAAAAATCGCAGCCTCATCTATACTTTTATATGTATTTCCATCACTGCCCTTAAATGGCCTTTCGGCCACTGGCCCAATTGGTATATTTTCTATATCGTGAGACCACCCTAAACCATAAGCTTCTGTTCTTTTCCCATGTATGGCGTTCCATACAGCCTTGCCTATACTTTCTAAGCTTGCGCCACTTTTTCCAGTGGCCTTAATAAAAATAGCTGCATCTGGAATAGATGAAAAAATGTCACCATCGCTATTTATGACCTGCCTGTTTCTGCTTGATGTATTTTTTTTTATTTGCCGCTCTGGCTTTACGCAAATATTATAAGACCAATTAAAACCGTAAGCGCTAACAATATCACCCCTTGCGCAAGCTCCTATGGTCGGTGAGGCGTTTTCACATGAAGTTAACCCTAATTTTTTAATGTATTCGGCAGCTTCTTTTAGGCTGTTAAAAATGACCCCATCTGAATTTATAACGGGCTTGTGTTTTTCGTTAAACTGACCCTCATTATCTGCCAAATCCTCTTCTCTATTATGTCCGAACACCGTAAAAAACTTTGAATCCTGTTCGCGCCTAACGGTAACTGTTAGCGGCATCCTGCCATGACTATTGACGTACTTTAAGAAAGTGCTGATATCAGGGCATGGTTTACCGTATACAGCTAAGCACAAATCAATCCACAGGGATTTCTTGCGCTCCATATACCACGCGCTAAACGTGCGATACTCAGTGGTATATGTTACTTTCATCGTCTTATTACCCGCCGCACTCATATGTTCAACACAATCCCACGATAACACTTTGTCAGTCGTTAAGCTATAGGGATCTTTCTTTAATTTCTTGTGTTCAATTACTAATTTTTCGTTGGGGTCAATCAATTCTGATTTGCATTGCTCACAATATCTCGCAGCTATATCATTATGATGACCGCAATCTAGGCACTCTTTACTCGACCATCTATAATTACAACGCTCAACAATGCCGTGTGTAACTGTTTGTCCATAACATCTGCGACCGTAGTGCGCGGGCATTGGTTTTTTATCAACAACGATGGGCTCTCCGGTTAGGTCACAAAAATAACCTTCCTCGGTTACCTGAAAACCTTCTTTGTTTTCGCGCCCACCGAACTCGTTAACAGTACCGCAATCAGGGCAACGCGCGCTAACTAGATGCTCTCCTCTTGATTGATATGACGCTTTAATCTCAGGGTTAAATATATCACCGTCTGGGCAATGGCGCTCTATGTTCTCAGCATAATCTAAAAATAGAAAATCTGTTTTTCCTATCTCTGGACACAATCTAGCGCCACGGCCCGCTATTTGCTGTAACAAGCTTGCAGACTCTGTAGCTCTGAGTATTGCGATCGCATCCACCCTAGGTATATCAACGCCAGTTGTTAGTGCGCCAACGCTAACCAAGTATTTAACTTTACCCTCGCGAGAGTCTTTTATTATTTGCTTTCGTATTTTATTTTTAGTCTCGCCTGTCACTATTCTGGACAGTTCCTTCGGCAAGCTTTCCATGATTTCATTAGCGTGCTGTACTGTGCTTGCAAACAGCATCACGCAATGGCGTTTTTTGCAGCGCTCTACAACGTCCGCGACTATATCAGCCGTTAGCCTACCCTTTCCAACAAACGCGCCCTCGACGCTCTCGGGCGTGTATTTGCCGTCATTACCTATTTCTAGCTTGCTTGTGTCGTAGTGCGTGTTTGTGCATTCAGAGACCGGCGGGTTTAAAAAACCTTTTGATATTAAATAGGGCGCATCGACGCTGTATACAAGCTTGTTAAAATACGGCTCGTGTGTTTGCGTTTCAGGCACTGGCTTACCGGTTTCGTCGTACTGATAAATATATCCTGTACCCATTCTATACGGTGTAGCAGTCAAGCCTAGCACCCTTAGGTTTTTATGTTTTGATTTCAGCTCTTCAATTATTGTTTTTATTGTCGGGGTTATTCCATGCGCTTCGTCAACAATGACAGCCGCAAACTTATCCCTAAATCGACAAATAGAATTTAACACAGTTATTGGCGTACCAAATACAACATCATGACGCAAGCTTTTCTGTATGCTCGCGCTGTATATGCTTGCCTTCTCGCCTAGCTGCAAATACTTTTCGTGATTTTGCTCGACAAGTTCAGCGGATGGTGCAAGGCACAGTATTTTTTTACCTGATTTTTGGTGAAGCCAGTGGGCTACAGCTGCGATTATGTGTGATTTTCCGCTGTTATGGGTTATCGTGAAATCATGCAAAAAATAAAGATGGTTGCCAGTTATACGAACCCCGTAATAGGGCTCGCAATCGGAAACCTTTTCTATTTTAAACCCTGTTACAGAGTTCCTCTTCTTTTGATTCCTAATTCCGCACTTTTTCCTTGGCAGTTTGGTCGGTATTATGTGACAGTCTCCGCTTATACAGACTCTATAATATACACCTGAAAATCCTTTGCATGATTTTCTACACTTGGTTACATTAGAAGATAGGCCTAAACTTCTGCAAATAAAAGCAACGTCATTGCTTAATGTTTCAGATTTTGATAGATAATCAAAGCATCCCGAAGATAAACTACCGTCTGAATCAATTAAACCTGCCAAAAGTTTTAACCTGTCCTCAGGCTGCGCTGTTTTATATTCGCTGGGGATAAACTTATTTCCAGATTTTTTTTTCCATAACCCCATCGCCCTAAAAATGTTCTGTAGCTTGCCTTTCCCCCTGGTCTGAACACCCTTAGGAAGACTAAAATTATAAGACGGGCACGTTTTGCTGTCGTTAAAGTGAGGGACAACATTAAGCCCCACCTCTTCTGCGTATTTATATATAGAGCTTACTATCTCTTTGTCTTCTGTTGTTATTCCGACAGCGCTACCGATATGCCCATCGCCCAAAAACAGACCTAACATGTAAGCAGGGATTGGTAGCGGCTTAGGCTCTACATCAAACTCTATCTGGAGATCATTCCTTTTTATCTTGTGAGTGTGTTTGAAAGTCTTATTCTTATTCAAATATTCGTTAACAGTTAGATTAATAGACCCGGTAGTAAAATTTTTCTTTCCTGTAGGAGTCTTTTCTAAGTGTAGTATGTGACCTCCGTTGCAATAAAAGGAATCGCCCTTAGTTGGGGTCACCTTATACATAGAATCAAACCCACGGCATAGGCTCATAACCTCATTAAAGCCGCCTGCAGGGTTTAGCAGTTTGTCGCCAACGCAAACATCCTCTGCAGCCTTAAAGCTGCCGTTGCTCATTATAAACAGCGTCCCTTTTCTGTGGCAGCCTGTGGCGGCCTCGATCAAGCACGGCTCATAACATTGTGAAAGCTCCGCTTGCGCGGCTTCTACGGCTTCTTGTTGGTAGTCTCTTAGTTTCATAACCCAAGAAGCTCCGCGATTTTATACAAGATAAAAATGGAAAAAGCTCCAGCAATACCTGCAAACGACATTATAATCCATATCTTAATTATCATTATCATCATTTCTATCATTTTATTCCCCACGAGGTAGAAGGTTTTCCGGTATAGCCGCTCAGGTCTGCGTCTGGCGCTAAATCCTTTATAGCTTTAGCATAACTGACTGACCCCTTCTTTTCAATGGGGTAAACCAATAAATCTCCTATTTTTGATTTTTTACCGTTAGCCAGTTTTATCAGCTGCTCCTTAGCCTCTTCTAAATCCGCCTTTGCCTCTTCTAGCTTTTCCTTGGCCGCAATGTAATTATCGGCGTGTACGCTCTCGGGTATCAGTTGAACTAAACCCTCAATGTATTCGCCGGGGTTTTTTATTGCCTCTAAATACTCTAAATAAAAATCGTGTAACTTAGGTATGGTTTCGTTCATCCATTCCTTATCAAAATAAACCATTTCTAGATTATTTGCATATTGATTCCACTGATAGAAATAGCATTTATCCCTTCCTGTGCAAGCCATTTCAATTTGCATTTGCGCTAGATAGTGCAGCTGCTCTATTGGTGTTTTGAACGTTGGTCTTTTTTCATTACGCAAGCCGTATGGACATTTTACCTCCGCTACAGCGTCTTCATCTATAAGCCCATCTGGACTAGCCCCTAACCAAGGGTAATCAGGATGAACATGGAAACCGGTTTCCTCCACCTCTATTTCATGTTCAATTTCTAGCTCAAATATAGCATTGGGTTCGTTTACTTTTCCGTGGGCCGTGGCCACATTGCCGATAAATTCTTTTTCAGCGCCGTGATACTCTCGCACCATTTCGCGCATAACATCGTCACGGCTAGACCAGGGGTTAAGCCCTAGTATTGCTCCAACACGCGAGCCGGTTATCATGCCTACACGCTGTTTGTGCCATTCTTCTGTGCCTTGTTTAATCATCTCATCACCCATAAATTAAAAAGCCGCCGAAGCGGCAAGGTTATTATTATTATCAGAACGGAATATCATCATCAAAACTATCAGGCTTTTTAGCCGCAACCGGCTGCTTAACCGGCGTACCAGATGGCGCGACTGCCATAACCCAATTACCTTTTTTATCATTCATATCCCAAACGCCAAGCTTTAATAACATAGACTTATTAGCTAAGCAAGTGGCTAGGTCAATATCCTCCGGCTTTTTGCCAAGCTTAAACAGTTGACCGCCAGCGTTCGCATCAATAGCCGCCAGCATTTTCTTGGCTTTGTCTGACTTCTTAGGGTCGCTCTCGTTAACCTTTAATTTTTGAAAAATTTTACGGCTTTTAAAATCCCCCTCCAAAACTTCCCAACTTAAAGAAATTACCTCCGGTGTATCCTCGTATGTATACCACTGCGCATCCGTACAGATTGCGTTAACAGTAGTTCCGTCGGGGATTGGCTCAAAATTACCGCCGCCCATTTCAAAATTGCCGTCGTTGCTGACGGTTTCACCGTCTGACATATCCCAAAAATTACTCATAATTATTCTACCTTTTTTAGTTTAGTTTAATGATTTAATGATACCGGTGAAAGGGTTAACACCCTCTTCAAGCGGCAATAATTCTTTTATACCATATCTGTTTTTAGATACGTTTGCTGCAGAGGCCGTGCAGTCTATAACACGGTCGCCGTTACTTATTGCTTTTTTCTTTCCGTCGTCGCCCTTGGTAAACATTTTTAGTTTTAAAAACCCTACTACGTCACTATCGTCCGTGTATGGCGCTTGGCTTTTCTTGCCTAACCTCATAGTGTAGCGAGTATACGGCTCCTGATCTGGGAGGTCCATAGTTTCTGTGTCGGCATGGGCAATAAAAACTATATTCATACCTTTCTTTTCATTAAGGTAACCGCAAGCTTTCCTTACTCGCTGATGAAGTGTAGCAACCGCTCCAAGCCCTGCACCGTATCCTCCCAAAGCTTGGTTGATGCTCTTCGGCTTTTTGTCGTCTGTATCTACAATGTGCTGTATGAACAAGCGCTCAAGAGCCGTAACCGAATCAATAACAACTGTTTTATAATCGTGCTCCTCACGTATTAATGATTTTAATTGATCCCATAAATTATCTACGGTTTCAATAATCGGAAAAGCGTCAGGCATTCTGTCAGTAGGAACAGACTGTAACCCGTCCTCAGCCCTGATAAAAATAGACTTAGGAAAAGTTGCTGCCGTTGATGTTTTGCCTAAACCGGCGTCGCCTAGCAATGTGATTATTGCGGGCCTACCGGCTGGCTTGCTTATTGTTTCTAATATGCTCATTTCTATTACCCTCTGGTTTTTGTTATTTATGACTCTGCTGGAATTAACTCTATAGTTGTAAAAATAAAATCTTTATATTCTCTCCAAAAAGTTAATGCCGTTTTTCCATCCATTTCTAATATTCTTTTATCATCAAAGCTTATCCAATCTTCTATGCTGTGATTTTCACAACCTATCTGAATAACATCTTTCGTGTAATTAATATGATAAGCCTCTAAATATATTGTTTTTATTTGCTTCATATTTCCTAGTGCATCGTATAAGTTTGCATAGTTTAAGTTTGCATAGTTTAAGCTTGCACCGCTTAGGTTTGCACCGCTTAAGTCTGCCCCGCTTAAGTTTGCATAGTTTAAGCTTGCACTGCTTAAGTCTGCACCGCAGAAGTTTGCATCTCTTAAGTTTGCATAGTTTAAGCTTGCACCGCTTAGGTTTGCACCGCAGAAGTTTGCATCTCTTAAGTTTGCACCACTTAAGTTTGCATCGCTTAAGTTTGCACTGCATAAGTGTGCACCGCTTAAGTCTGCACCGATTAAGCTTGCACTGCTTAAGTTTGCACGCGCCCCTCCGAAATCATCAGCGAGCCATAACTTATGCAGCCTTAAAACCTCTTTTAATTCTTCAGCTTTCACTTTATTACCCTCTGTTTGTTTTGGTTATATTAGGCCTCAGCCGGGCTTAACTCTATAGCAGAAAATATGAAATCCTTGTATTTTCTCCAAAAAGTTAGCGCTTCTTCTCCGTCCATTTCTGATACTCTTTCGTCGCTAAAGTTTTTCCAATCTTCTATACTGTGATTTTCACAACCTATCTGAATAACATCTTTCGTGTAATTAATATGATAAGCCTCTAAAGATATTGTTTTTATTTGCTTCATATTACCTAGCGCATAGCTTAGGTCTGCACCGCGTAGGTCTGCACCGCGTAGGTTTGCACCGATTAGGTTTGCATAGCGTAGGTTTGCACCGATTAGGTTTGCACCGATTAGGTTTGCATAGCGTAGGTTTGCACCGATTAGGTTTGCACCGCTTAGGTTTGCATCGCTTAGGTTTGCATGGCTTAGGTTTGCACCGATTAGGTTTGCATAGCTTAGGTTTGCATCGCTTAGGCTTGCATGGATTAGGATTGCATCGCTTAGGTCTGCACCGCTTAGGTATGCGCCGCTTAGGTCTGCACCGATTAGGTCTGCACCGCGTAGGCTTGCCCAGTATAGGTTTGCATGGCTTAGGTTTGCACCGATTAGGTTTGCATAGCGTAGGTTTGCACCGATTAGGTTTGCATCGCTTAGGTTTGCATGGCTTAGGTTTGCACGACATCCATCAGATTTATCCTTAAGCCATAACTTATGCAGCCTTAAAATCTCTTTTAATTCTTCAGCTTTCATTTTGTTACCCTCTGTTTGTTTTGGTTATATTAGCGATACATTTGTTAAAAGTAAAAGTTTATTTTTCTGACCTGTATCTTTTTTTGTTGTTGCTTTCATTAAGAATCAAATCGCCATCGGCTACCATCTTATCTATTAATTCTTGAATAATGTCTTTCCCTTGCTTTTCTGCTTCGCCCGCTAACGACCTAAAGGCTTTAGGTCTCATTAATATTTGTTTTATTACAGACAGCGGCTTACCTTGACCTTTGCAATTCCTAATAACCGTCTCTTTAGCATTATTTTGAACGTCGGATCGTCTTATGCTGTGGCCGCCATTTTCTAAATTATTCTTACCAAGCAGATACGTGATGTCAGCAATAGAGCTTTCGACAAGAGCAAAAGCATAGTCTACATGCTCTTTTTTAACTTCTCTGCATCCTAAAGCTAGGATCGCCGACACCTTTAAAACTTGTTCATAGCACCTGGCATACAATGCGCCGATAGCTGGATGGTTCCTCTGATCGTCATCTTCGTAGTATTCCAAGCATTCGTCAAGGGTTTTCTTGGCCTCTGGCGTTATTGGCATTTCCCCCTCGTGACCTTTTATCATTCTCAAACTAAAAACAATATCCTCCTCAAGCCTGTCAACCTGATCTTGCGGCATCATATTATCAAGGTCAAGCTTTGCCCTGTACTCGTTACAGCGTACAACAAGCATACGGCCAAGCAAGCCGCTGCCTATGTTTTGCTGGTTGATAAGCCCGTCTATATTGTCCGGAGTAGAGTGGCCCATCAGGCTAAAATGCGGATTGGGGAAACCGCTTTCGATGTAACCAAGCCTTTTGTTTAGTGTGTCAACCTGATCTTGCAGATTGTCCTCGCCCATATCTATTCGTTTGTTTAGGCGTGCGATATTGTTGTTTATCTTTTCAGCAAACTCACGCTTTTCAGCGCCCCGGAAAGTGTAGAGTGACGTAGAGCTCATTGTTAAGATCTCCGCCTCCATTTTTGACTCATAGGTATTAGCATTCTTGCTCTTCATGCTCGCAAAAAGACTATGAACTTCATCTACAGCATACAGTGTCACCCCGTCGGATTCTACTAGGTTTAAAATAAACTCTTTAAAAGACCCCACGCCACCATAAACCGACTTACCGAGGGCGTTTTTTGCAGATAGTGTACGTACAGTGTCTTGCGGCCCCTCTTTGCCCGCCGCGCTCAATGCTATTCCAAGGGTTAACAGGTTTAGTCTTTTTGTAAATTTCGTGTAAGACCCTGGGGCGCACAGGCTCATAATGTGCAGCGCTGCTATCGGGTATAGGTCAGGTATTTGTCGGTATGCGGTGCCTTCCATTAGCCTGCATATATCGCCAGCCAAACCTGGCGGCTTAAGAAGATCAACTTTTGTTTTTGTAATGCTATCAACGACTGTCGGCACTTCGTCATTATGATAGTCTGGTTCAAACGTTACGGGTTGTTCGTAGCCGTTCTGCTCTGCTAAGTGTATTAGGGTGCCGATAGTGACCGGCGTTGAGGTTTTGCCAAAAGTGTTCCATTTTTGGTACATTTCTTTTTGGTTATACTTTTCTCCATTGCTTGACCATGTGTCCCATAGATCAAAGCCATTGCCGCCGGTTTCATAATGCACCGCCATACCGCATTGAACCCACTGTTCATAGGTTATGTCACTAGGGATGTGGGCCAACATGGTTTTAATTTCTTTTTCGCTTGCGGTGCCACCTCCCGATGTGTAGGAATTAGTGCTATAGCTCTTTGTTAATAAGTCTATAATTTTTTTGGGTGTAGCGATTAGCTCGTCAGGAAAGCCCTTCTCTCTTTCGTATGTATTACCGCTTGCGTGCATGGAGCCGCAACCTATTACGTATCCGCTAGATTTAAAATCTATCCCTGGATAATCTTTAAGATGACCCGCAAGCGGCTCTGTAGGATCGTGACTAAAATAAATGTGTTGGCCGCCCCCGCCCGTATTAACGACGAAGCCAGACTCTTTTATAAAATCTATACCCGTGTCCTCGCACAGCTTTTTATAGGAATCGTCGCCGCCGTTGCGCGGATCAATATCAATTACTAGGTGGTCGTCCACCAGCACACCAAAACCTTGATTGAAAAAGCCAGCTTTTTCTTGATTCTCCATCTGCTCCTGTGACCATCGGGGGGTTGCGGGGTAGCCTCGTTGTACCGGATGTTTGTACAAAGCTTGACAGTCTGGAAAACCGCACCCGCACTCGCCATCGATTACTTTATGGATTCTAATTACCCTATAGCCAGCTTCCCAATAATCCCATACGTTACTCATGTCTATTACCTTTTGATATATTTTCGTAAGCTGTTAATAGCTGTAAATTCCAAGGGACGTGTAGCCCGCCAACGTTAACACCCTGTAACGGAACTATATGATCTACATGAAACACTATTCCCGTTAGATTTTCAAGCCTTTTTGCTTGCTTGTAAAAATACCTTATCTGTTTTTCGTGTTCTTCTGTTAACCATTTCGGCGTTCGATTTAACTTAGCCGCGTGGCGTTTAGCGGATTTAGCGCTATATACGTGCGGTTTTTCTGCCCTGTGTTTTTTTTGCCGTTCTGATACTTTATCTTTATTATTGAGATAATATTTTTTAGATCTACTTAATCGGCTGTCTATGGTTTTTTGGTAGTACTCTTTTTTCTGCTTAGATATAATATATCTTCTATCATGGTAGTATTGTTTTTTATATTCAGATATTTTGCTTTTATT